ATGAAAGCTATTTACCCATTTATAGGGGGAACAAGTGCGCTTCATAAGTGGAATTTGAAAGACCCACAAGATACAAACGCAGCGTTTAGGTTAGTGTTTAATGGTGGTTGGACTCATTCAAGTACAGGGGCGCTGCCTAATGGCACTAATGCTTATGCAAATACTTTTTTAAGCCCTTCAATATCACTAACAAATAATAATACTCACATAAGTTATTATTCAAGAACAAATACATCAGCTGTAAGTGCTGGTTTAATAGGTTCTGCGGTTGGTGGTAGTTTTATACCTTTGTATACAATTTACGGCAGGTCAACAACTGGTAATTTAGTTCAAGCAGATAGTTATGATTATACTACAAATAGAATAAATTATAGTGATTCAACAGGGCGAGCATTTTACACTAATAATAGAACTACATCAGGCTCTTTTAGACTATTTAGAAATGGAGCAATAGTAGGAACAAATAGTAATGCTAATACTCAAAATGTAACTGCTATAAACTTTCCAATTTATATAGGTAGTATAAATCTTGGCAATACTAGTAATAATTTTGGTGTTTTTCAATGCGCTTTTTCATCTATCGGTGATGGTCTTACAGATACCGAAGCCGCAAACTTTTACACAGCCGTACAAGCATATAACACAACTTTAAGCCGACAAGTATAATGGAAGTAGGACTATTAACAGAAACACAAAAGGATAGCTTAGTAGGTCAATTATATGACGAGGACAGCTATTTTAACCCGATTCAGGATGACTTCGATAACTGGATAATCAGCATTGAAGAAATGGAATTTTGCGTTAACCCTAAGTTTGCTTGGGTAAAAGATTTGCCGCTTATAGACTACAAACCGAAACCATCACCGCCATTCCCTCCAATAGACTAATGATATCACTTCTAATCCTAATTCCCATCGCAGCCTGTGCAATAGTGTTTTTACATTACTGCATAGGTTCACCTTTACAGGGCGAATATTATACAGGGCGTATATTTTCGTTTTACGGCGCTTTTATTTCTAAACTATACTTAGCCTTCGAAGCAAAAGAAAAACAGCGCGTGTGGGCAAATTATAACGAATGGAAACAACAACGCGATAAGGAACTAAACAAGGAACTGCAAAACAAAACAGCTACCGAAGCTGATACTATTTATAAAGAATACCTATCTGAGGTTGAACTAAAATACAACAATACAGAAAACACCATGAAAAATAACCCATACAGCATGTTAGGCGCGTGCCCTATCTGTTTCGGTACATGGGTTTCAATATTTACATTTACATTCTTTATAATATTTGTTCCCCTGCCGTGGTGGTATATCTTTATAGGTACGCCAGCCGCGGTTATTGTTTCACGCTATATCAAAATAAGTTAATGGATTCCCTGACTATTACCGCCGATTCCCTACGCCTTTCATCTGATTCGCTCAACTATTTTTTTAAGTTTTTGCCCGAAATTAAACAACAACTTTGCATTCTAAAGCCGCTAATTATGGGCCTTAGTTTTATGTTGCTGATAGATTTTATAACAGGTTTGCGAAAAGCTAAACACCTTGGCGAAAAAATAAATTCTAAAGGTTTTAGACGTACAATTTCAAAGATGAATGATTATTGTTTGGCGATTGTAGGTAGTCAAATTTTCACGTGGATGTTTGATTTAGACTTTACCCTATCATACTATGTAGCTTTGTTTGTGTGCGGCATCGAACTAAAATCTATTTATGAAAATGTATCACAAACAACGGGCGTAAATATAATTGGTTACTTCAAAGGCTTTATACCAACCCCTAAAGATTTTCTAAAGAAAGATAAATAATACTTTGCTCTTTTCGTTGTTTTCATGTGTGGCCGCTGCTTTTTTTAGGCAGCGGTTTTTCATTTTTTCACTATCAGTATTTCGTGTGTTTCGAACTTAATTAAGGCCGCTATCTGTAGTATTTTATTTCGCTTAAAATATTCATCAGCATCAAATTCTTTTTCATCTACTATAACCGTGTTTCTATCCCATAGTGCAAATTCGCAATGTAGTTTAAAACGGTCCGACATTTGCGAGTTAAACAAAAATAACGGTATGTAATTTTCGGTTTTAGGTAGCTGCCTTATTAGGTCAAAGTTTACGCATTTGTGATGGTTGCAATAAACAGCCCATACAGATAAATCGGTTGGAATCATACGTTGAATATCACCCATGCCAACGCCTAAAGTTCTATTATGATATTCGCTTGTATCCAAATTTGGAAACAATTTATTCACCGCCTTCGCTACGCAATTCATTTTGTGATTTATTGTAAGCTGAAAATAATAGTTTTTTGCATTCGTTTAAATACCATTCAGATTGCGATTCGGGCAAAGTAGAAGCCATCGCAATAACTTCAGCTATAACCGCTACATTATCGTAAGTACTTTCATTTAGTAGGTCGCGTTCGGTTGGCGTTGCTGCTTTTTCAAACGTATTAACAAATAGGTTTATAGCGGCCCGCAAATCTAAAAAACGCTTTTTCATTTCAAATTTTAGCTTAGATGGTTCAAACTGTGCTATAGCATATTTTGCCGTGCTAAGTGAACCTAATAATAGCCAAATGTTTTGTGTCAGTTCGTTAACGCGCTGTTCGCCTACCTTTTCAATTAGCGCGGCTTTTTTTTCTTCATTCGTCATCATTTCCTTTAAGTTTGTTTTGAAGTTCTTCAATTTTGTGTGTATAAATGTCAATTCTTAATTCTAATTCATCATCATATGGCTGTTGGTCTTGAATCCACATCATAGCATCTAAATAGCCTTTTTTATATTCAAGTATCTTTTTTAGCCTTTGTTGTTCTGTACGTGTCATAACTTATCTTTTGCTTCTAATAACTTAGTATAAACTTCGGCGGCTGCTTTATAACCGCGTTCAAATTCTGTTTTAGATTCTTTGCGTAAACGTTCGCAATATAAAACTGCATCCATCAATTCTTCTTGAATATGATTTAACCAGTCTTTGTAGTTTAAATCGGTTCTGTCAAGTGTTTTACCGTACTTACTTATGCCAACCTCGCTACGCTGTTTAAACTTCGCTATAACAGATTCTACTATACTATCAATAGGTTTTTCCATGTTTGTATGGTCTTGTAGCATTATATTGTAATTTAGCGTTTATGTGAAAATCTAAATCAATATTAAATTTATGGCTAAAATCTAACAGCCTTATAATTGCATCGGCTATTTCATCCTGTACCGTGTCTTTGATGTTTTCACGAAATACCGCCGGGTGCTGATTATTCATGTAATTATCGTAGTTTATTTGTGCCGCCCATTTGCCATCGCGGTCCGCTTCAATCGCTTCAGCTAATTCGCAAACCGTAAGCATTACAACTTCGGTTAATTTGCGTTCGCCTTCCCAAAAACCGCGCGCGGCGTTACCTTCGTGTATTTCTTTTGCTAATTCGTTAAACATGTGTTATATAAATTTAATTAAATCATCAATTTCTGGAACTCTTATATATTTTTTCTTTACTATGCTATTCATAATTCGAACGCGCGAAATGCCAAAAAATAAACATGCTAATTCTACTGACATAAAATTCATAACAGTTTCATTCGAAAATATTGCTTTAACGTGCCTGTTTTGCTTTGGTATTTTACCTAACTGTTCTTTAACCGAGTTTCTATCTTGAATGTATTTATAAACAGATTCAGCTGTTACTAAGCATTCGGTTTTGATGTTGCCTATACTAACAAAATCTTCAAAATGCTTTACAAATAATTCTTCGGGTTTAGCTTCAGTTAGATAACCAAAATTAACTAACTGCCTTATTCTGGTTGCAGCGTAATTAGGATTCTTAGCGCCGTTAGGTTTTATTAGCTGCATCGCTTGTTCAAAGGTAAAATACATATATTATTTTTAAAAAAACCGCCTGAACTTCAAAACAGGCGGTCACAAACCAAAAACCAAAATGACTGACAGTAAAAAATAAGATAATAATTTAATATTTGCAAGTTATACGAGGCTTACCATCGTATTTTTTTTTATTTGTCAATGAATGATTGTTTGGTTTTATTTTGCCTTTAGACCAGATATCAAAGTCATCAAAGAAAAATGTTTTTACATCACCTAATTTATAGTATTCATTTTCACGCGTGCATATAGCCTTATAGTTGCCTAAAGGTAAGTGCTGAATTATTAGCCATTCATCGCCTTCTATTTTATCGTGAAAAAATCGGTAAATCATATACCCAAAGGTCATATTTTTCTATCACACTAATAAGTATTTCAGCATATTTTTTTTCAGTTGCATATCCACATTTTTTTAAACCACGTGCCCATGCTTTGTAATCTAATCGGCTTAGCTTTGTTAAATGCCTATAATGCCGTGAGGTTAGCAGCTTTGAATGGTCGCGATATGACCACCAAGCGGATTTATAAACTTGAAATTTATCGCGTGGTGTATCGTCTTTGTAAACCGCATATTTGCCCCTACCGCGATACTTTACGCCAAAATGATTGTTATGCTTACGCGCTAAACTTGAACGGCCTGCATTCGATTCTATAATGCCCTGTGCTAATGTTATGCTCACAGGTATGTTATATAGTTTCGCTTCTTGCTTTGCAGTTTTTAAAAAGCGTTCAATATACCGTTCAATGTTATTTTGTTTCGGCTGTTTTTTTAGTGCCGGGAATGTAGCAGATGTAAATAAAACTACTGCCAAAATTAAGATTGTTGTTTTCATGTGTGTTTAAGATAAAATGTTTACTAATGCTGCGCCCGTTGCATAACCTAAGCCATAGCACAAAGCTAATTTTGCGCGCTGCCAGTTGTTTTTTGCTTCTATCTGATAGGCAAGGAAAGGTAAGCCCAAGAAAGGCCCTACAAACGCCCAAAAAACCATCGGCACCAACTGCCTATCAGAAACGGCACTAATATAAAATGTCGATGCGATTTCAATAATGACAGCTGCAAGGAATAGGATTGTGTATTTCATAGTTTAAAATGCGTTTTTGAATTATCCCCTGAACGCTAACAGTGCCAACATACGATTTGGAGGGTCAAATACCCTATCTTCGGTCCATGCTTAGCGCTAAGCAGAGGGCTAATTTTTTCTAAACGGTTTTATTTCAGTTATACTATCGTTATGAATCATTATTTTTAGCGTATCGGCACCGTTAAATGTCGGTACCGTTTCTTCTTCGATTTCAATGCAGCGGTTAAGAACGCATAACAAAACCGCTGCCAAAATAATATATTTAATCATAGTACTGACATCTTAAATTTTCATAATGTGCTTCTGCTTGCGATTCTTGATAGGCTTCATATTCGGCTTCGTAGGCTTCCTGTAACGCTTCCTGCATTAGTTCTTCAATGTATAAATCAGATGTTTCTAAGAACCATGCTAACTCTTCGTTGGCTTTAAATTCTACATCGCCAATATGCGTACTGATAATATCAAAATAGGCATCGCAATCGGGTTCTAATGGTGCGCCCCATCGGTCACGGCTGCCGCGCTCTGGTGCGTTATATTCACCTACTATTGTAATTGTGTAACCGTTGTAGTTTAATTCTGTTGTCGTTTTCATAAAATAAGGTTTTTAAAGTTCTTGATAATCTGTAAATGGTTTAAATATTTTATAGCCTTTAGATTTTAAATGCTGTATCATTTGTTCATCTGTTATAAATTCTATTTCTGGTTGAATAGATGTTTTAGATTGGTAAAAATTATTATTTGTTTCGTTAATAACTTTTTTAATATTTTCAGCCATTTCAATTGAAGGCTGTTTAAATCTACAAAAATAATTTTTATTTCTTTTTTCTACTAAACCTAATTCTTTACAAGTTAAAATAAATCTTGCACCTATTTTTCTATCTTTTGCGAATTTAGTGCTATTCTGAATTTTACCTATTTTTTGTAGGTCTAATAATGCATCGTAATACTTTTCAATTGTCGTTTTCATTGTTAAAAGTTTTTATGATAAAGAAATAGTAAACCAATCTGAGTTTGTAAATAAATGCAGAAACCCTTCAGCTGATATAGCTTCAGCAAAAACATTACAGTCAAACATTTGACCGCCTTCAGTTACGCAAACATATTGAGCGTAAATCTTATCGCCATCAAGATTAACATAGATATGCGTTTCTTGCAAGTTTTTATATTCGGCATCAATCCATTCGGTTGCTAATAATTTTTCTTTAAGGTCTTGAATCGTTTTCATTGTTGAAAGTTTTTAAAGTTTATAATTTCATTTAATACATCATAATAATACTGTACTACCTCAGTAGTTTTTTCATCGGTCAAATCATGTACTAATAAATCTGATACAACGCAATCGCCTAATTCGTCGGCAACCATTAAACAGATATTTATAGTGTGTAGCTTTTCTAAATCGGTCATTACATCCCAACGTTCGAAACTATAACGGCGTATAAGTTCCGCTGCCTTATCCTTTGGTGTCATTCTGAAGTTAATAATTTGTTTGTTAATGTTTGAATTTGTTGTATTTCTTCATACGTAATTTCAAAGCGTTCAATAATTGATTTTATATCTTGCATATCATTATCGGCTAA